CCTTTTGAAGCATCACCATCAGCGTTAGAAGCAAATCCTGGGATTGATTCTATGATAGTAGCAACTGAAGGAGAAATCATAGCAAAATTAGCACCACCCCTAAGAGTCTTTTGGTGAATTTTGTTAGATACTTTTTGCATTTTAGTTCCTAATGTTTGGAACCATTGTCCTTGAGTATTGAAGAAATTCAAGTTATCATATCCGTTTTGAGCGGCATTTAATGACTGATTGTTTTCTGCATTCCAGTATTCATCAGCAGCTGATGCATCTTGGATAAGCATATCAATAATTTCAAGATCAATTTCTAATGAAATATATTCACTCATGATTGAAGTAAGCTCAGCTTCAGCATCTAGTGCTTGGTAAGCATTCAAATCTTGTGCAAATTCTGGAGTCCATTGTGCTTTTAACTTTCTAGTTTTAGCAACAATTGCTTCAGATTTCATTTTCACATCAATTTGTGGAATTGAAAGAGCAGTATCAGATTGGTTATTTGGGAAACCAGCACCGCTAGCATCTTCAAAATCACCTCTGTTATTGTCAGTTGGTTGTTGGTTATACAATACTAATGTTTGATCAGTTCCAACATTTAATTCTGCTGCGCTAACTGCGTATACAAATGTAATATCTGTACCATTGGCAGCAACTGAAGTATATTGAGGAAGTAAATCAGCATTAGCAAAATTTGAACCTGAAGTAGCTACAAATGCTCTAACACCTTTCATATCAGGTCTTGTTAATTGAGAACCTGAAATAGTGATGAAAGAATAAGTAACACCCGCAGCAACTGAAGCTGATTTTTCTGATTCATAATCAACCATAGCCCAAGTTGCTGAACCTGAAGCTACTTTATCAACTGAAGCTGAAAATTGGTTAATTGAATAAGCAAATCTACCAGCACCGTATAAACCACCTGATGGGTCTACACCTGCACCAGGATCAGTATTACCATACATTGAAGCAGGGCTTGTATAAACATCATTAGCAGGACCAAAGTTAAGTTCTTTGTCTTGTCCATATTGGAAATCTAGGAAAAATACTAGACCAGAAGGTAAATTCATTGGTTGTACAGAAACAAATTCTTTAGAAGCGATTTGTCCGAATACTTTTCTCACCATTGGTAAAGCAACACCTGCCCACTGAGCACCTTGGCCTACATTAAATGTAGCTCCACCTTGGTCAGTTTGAGATTGCTCAACAACTAATTGCTTAGCTTGGTTTTCAAGTATCATAGACATATTGTTCTTATGAATTTCTGAACCTAAACCTTCTAATAGTCCTGTTCTTTCCCACTTTGACGCTAATCTAGCAGCGTCACTCTGCATGTTTTTCCAACCGGAAGCAGAGCTTTCTAAAAGAGAATTTAATTGACTCATTTTTTTAAGTTTTAATTTTAGTTATTAATTTATTTTATTTTAAACCTGCCAATTTTTGAAATCTAGACACCATAGGGTCAGTTGCAATAATTGGTTTTTTGTTTGATTTAAAGTTTCCAGTTGATTTGGAAGCTCTACCTAAAGATTCTTTAATTGGTGTTCTTTTTGACTTAAGTCCCTCACTTAATGTCTCGAAAATCAATTTTGATTCTTTAATGGTTGTAGCTTTATCAAATGAACTTAATACTTTAACTTTTTCATTTTCTGTTAAGCTTTTCGCTTTAAAAATCTTATTTGTATAAAGCAATTTTGCGTTTAACAATCTTACTTCATTTAAGGTAGATTTTTGAGTTTTAACAGTAGCATATGCTTCTTTTAATTCTCTCCTTAGTTTTTTGTTTTCAGCTATTTCTTCTGACTCCTTTGTTACTGTAGCGTATTTACCTGATTTGTACTTATGTTTAGGATCTTTTTCTAAAGTATCAACCCATTTTTGGAACTTATCTTTAAGTTCTGCGGGTACATCTTTTAGTTTTCCTACCATTTTTACAAGTTCAGCTACACCAGCAGCAGCTCCTTGATCAGCTCTTGATGTCATTACTTCATCAAGTTCAACTTCTTCAGAATCAACTTCAACTTCTTCTGTTTCATCATCTACGATTTCAACATCTGTGTCTTCATCTTCTTCTTCAAAATTGTCTCCTGCTTCAAGTTCACCACTAGAAACCATATCAGCGATAACATCTTCGATAAATGTTTTTAAATCATCATCTGTCATATCTTCGATATCTACAGATTCTGCATCATCCATTTCTTCTTCGCCTTCTTCTTTGCCTTCTTCGTATTCATATTTGTCTACGTCAGCACGTTCAGCTTCAGATTCTTCGTTTAATGTTTCACCTTCTAATTCTGCTAGGATTTCATCTAGATCAATTTCTTCATCCATATCTTCAGTTTCCATCATTGTTCTGTCAACTGTGTCTCTTGCAGGAGCATATTCATCATCTGCAGGTTCACGCATGTCTGGGTCCATATCTAGCATTTCTTCCATTTTATCATCATCTTCATCCATTTCTTGAATCTTTGCAGCAAGCATAGATTTAAGGTGTGGGGTAAAAGATTCTTCTAGAGCAGCTTTAGCATTTTCTATAGCAACTTCTTTTACAGCTTTGGCGTCAGCAATAGCTTCTTTGAGAATATCTCGTTTTGCCATTATTCCTATATTTTAAATTTGGAAAGTACGTTTATTAAGAAACGTAATAGATTATATTAGTGCCAATGTCATATCAGATTTGAGGGAATGACATATTTGCATGTATACGTATGTAAGGATTCTTTAAAATCGCAAAAAATTTATCTTTCAGTTGAAAGATTATCTATAAGATCGAATAGTTTTGGCTATAAAATTTTCTAAATCAAAGGCATTCATTCCTAACTCTTCATTTTCATACCATTGTGGAGACCAACGTTTAATTAAACTATCAATAAAGGGTAGAGCGGTTGGATTACCCATCCAATTCTTATCATTAATTTTTGTGTTGAATTTTTGTTCTAATTTAGCAACGAAATCAATATCGTTGTTATAATAATTTTGAGCTTTTAATATGTGAGCTACTTTTTGAGCAGGAGATGGGTAATTATCTTCATTTAATACCTTAGAAATTTCTTCTTTGATGATTTGTCTTAATTCTGATTTTCTCATAATTTTGTTTTTTAAAAATCACTTACTTTAAGTTCTTCAAGTGCTGCTATGATGGTGTTAATATATTCACGGGTGAGCATTTCATCATTAGAAAAATCATTTTTAACTCCATCTATTACTTTATGGACCATATCTCTTTCATAATCAAAAGACATTTCTTTATTTCCTCTTTCAAAATTATTTCCTACAACTTTATCATATAAAGCTCTATTTTCTTTTACTAGCTTATTTTCAGCTCTGTAGTAATCAATAAAATTTTGTATGTCTGTATGAGTATTGAATGGAGGTCTTATTTCATCAGTATACTCATCAAATGCTATGTCTAATTCTGTTTCATTATAATTTCTTTCTCTTAAAAAGTCAATAAATTTTCCTATTTCTGTGATTCCTTCAATACTAGGTTGAGCACTTGAATCACTTTCGTCATTTTCAAATTTAATAAGAGCGGCATCTAAAGTTATGTTTTCTTTTACTAGCTTGTTTTCAGCTAAATATTTTCTTAAATCAAAATCTTTCATTTTTTTAAAATATTGGGCAATTGCCGTTTGCACATAGTATTTCTGTTTCTATAGTGTTTGCTTTTGCATATGGGTTTATATTATTTTCTTTTCCTTCTTTTAATGTCATATATGAGCCTGGGTTAGATGGTGTGGAAACAAAATCCCAACATAGTAATTCAAAATCATCTTGAACTTCCATTATGTCACCATTTTGTTCTAATGAACCCATTCCTCGTGATGATACACCACAAGTAATACCACTTTCAATCAATGCTTTAAGTATGTTTCCTGATGGTGTAGGTAAAATTTCTATTTTACCAATTACATTATCTCCATCCCACCACATATCTTTAATATTATGTGAAACATTTTTTAAATTAATTACTTGAGATTCAGGGTGATCTAATTCACCGCATGCTCTATTTTCTTTAATTAATTCTTTATACTTATCTATTTCCCTATTCCATAAATCTTTAGAATAATATCTACCATTACCATTTTTTACTTCAGCTGTAGCTAGTATGCCTTCTACTATAGGATTACCCCTTTCAGACATTTTACCTTCTGAAATTATACCTGATGAGGGTTTAAATAATTTTGTTTCAATAAGTACTTGTTTCATATTAAAAATCTCCCATTTTACCACCTAAATGTTGTTCTATTTCACTCATGATTTCATCTATAGTCATTCCTGCTTCATAGGCTACTTCAGCAGCATCTAATAATGCTTCTATATGCATTGGGGCATTCATGTCTTCTTCCATCATATCTTTTTGTAGCTTAGCTGTTTTTTCTAATTCAGCATTTAAGTCTTTTTGGTTTTCTACTTCCTGTTCTGTCGCCTCATTAGTTTCATCTTCATTTAAACCATAATAATCCATATAATTCATACCTACAAACCCACCACCAGTTACAATACCACCTGCCATTGAAACTGAATGTTCTTTAAGTTTACCATATCCACTTGATTTATATGGTCCTTTTGCTTCTTTAGGTTCACCTAAACCCGGTACATCATTAGTATAGCCAACACCTGCTTCTCCAAATTGTCCATTTTTAGTATAGTAAATAGAATCTTTAGCTAAATTTTTGTAAACAATATCTAATAATTCTTGATCTGTTTTTCCCTCATTTTTAGGTTCTTTTAATTCACAATAGTATCCCATTTGAATTTGACCAAAAATCATATTATTAGGTTCTTTTTTATCTCCCTCATTATAAGCATGGCTTTGTGAATTTTGAACCATTTTAGATACTTTAGTTTCAGTAGCTTTTACACTTGGGGATTTTTTTGTTTTCTTTTTTGCTTCTTTTAAAAAGTTATCAAAAGCTGTTTCATATCCTTCTTTTTTCTTTTTTTCAAAAGGATTATTAATTGCTCCTACCCCAACAAAATTTTCATTTATAATGTTTTTTTGTTTTAAAATGGTTGATGCTTCATTAAATGTAGCTCCTTGTCTAATAAAATTAGGAAATAATTTTTTAGCTTCCTTTAAGAAAACATCTTTATGGCCCTTACCATTTTTAATTAATCCGTATTGTTCTGTTAATGTTCCTTTCATTCTGTTTGTTTTAATAATTCTTTTATATCATCTAATAATTCATTTATCATATCAGTTGAATATATTATAGTATATGCACCTGGATTTTCATTATAATATTCAGCAGTTGCATTTTTAGCATTTGATAAAAGGGGACCTAATGAATTTAATTTTTCTTCAACTTCATCAAATACATTAATTCTTTTTTGTTGGAAATCACTATATTCAGTTAATTCCTCTTTTTCAAATAATTGTTTTACTTCTAATCCAGACCCCTTAATTTTTTTAGGTACAGGTTTGTTAAAAGGAGAACTTAATTTATACTTATAAATATTGTTAGATTTATTAGATTTATTTTTCTTTTTAAAAGCATATGGAGTAGCATATTGAGCCCCACTACCAGGGGTAAATGAAGCACCTCCTTGTGATGTTGATGATTCTTCTTCTAAGTTTATTCCTACTACATTATCATGTTTTACAAAATATCCCTTACCATCACTATCACTTTTAATATAATATTTAAGTGAATTGATGCCTCTATCTTGAGATCTATGTTCAAT